ATGAAAGCTGCTGGCTTTGAAGCTACACCTGCTGAAGAAATGGACTTCGCAGATGCTAAGACTGATAGCAAAAAACCTGTTGTACAAGAAGTAGAAGTAGAAGAAGTGGTAGAAATTGATAGAATGGAATTAATCAAACAAATTACTGCTTGTACAAAGAATAAAGAATTGGTTGATTTATATTATGCTTATAAACAATATATAGATGGCGACCAGGCTTTATTAATGTTATTCAAATCTAAAAAAGAATCATTCACAACAAAAAATAAAAAATAATGAGTACTGAAATATTTTTACCGAAAATCGAGTTATCTACTTACGAACCTAGTAAGTTTAATAACGATTTAATTAAGACAACGATTGTAGAACATTTTAAAGAAACAGGCGAAAGTCCACTTGAAACCTTAGTTCGTATGGATGCCATATCACAACTATTTGATGCAGTTCGTAGTGAACTTAGAGATTTAGTAGTAGATGAGCTTGCTAAACATCCTAATGGCAAAACTGAGGTATTAGGTAGTGAGGTATCTAAAATAGAATCAGGCATTAAGTATATCTATGACCAAGATTATACTTGGCAGAAACTTAATGAAGAAGTAGAAGCTAAGAAATATTCTTTGAAAGAAAGAGAGAAGATGCTTAGAACTATTAATAGTGCAATGGTAGATCCTGAAACAGGTGAGATGGTTCATCCAGCACCAAAAATCTCTACAACCACATTTAAAATATCTTTAAAAAAATAAGATGAAACAAATAATAGGAATGCTTAGATTTTTTTTTATAGCTGTGCCTGTTTTTATTGTTGTGTATTGTAGTGCAATGGCTATAATGGAAATAAAAGAGTATATAAAAAAATGATTTACCAATTAAAAAACACAATAGATGTCAACACTCCACTTGGATATGGAAAAGCAATCGCTTGGATTGACTACGGCTCCGATACAAACACTATTTGGAAAGTCGTATTATACGACTCAGGTATGGTTAGGAACTTTTACGATGACGACATACTCGTATATCCCAATGCAATGGATGGTGGCAAGATAGATGAAGATTATTTTAAAAATAGAGACAAAAAACCAATAGAAGATGCCAGGAGAGATTAAAGGATTAGAAAATTCAATAGCCATAAGAATGGTTTATACAGACACTAGAGAAGAGAAAATTTTTAAATCAGCAGCATCTGCTAGTCGTAGGACTGGAGTATCTGCACAAGTAATAAGAGAATCTTTAAACCCAATAGCTCGTAAAAGATTCATAGTTGACAATAGAAGGGTAGTATTTAGGATTGCTAAATCTTAGTATATTTGTCGTGCTATCCGTACATAGCATTAAAAACTTATTGCCCAAGGAGGCGTTGAAGTGTACGGACTTCAGCAAATCTGAGGGCTTTTTTATTTTATGAATTATAGTTTAAAACTAAAAGATCCAAGATGGCAAAAAAAGCGTCTTGAGATTTTACAAAGAGATGAATTTGAATGCACCTATTGTGGTGATAAAGAATCTGAAATTCACGTACATCATTCTTATTATGAATTTGGTAAAGAAATTTGGGAATACGAAAGTGATACTTTATATACCTTATGTTCCACTTGTCACTATAAACATAGTTTATGCCAAAGGTCAATAAAAGAACATATACGAAAATTACATTATGATTGTTTATATGAATTTAATGATATAGCTGAATTTTGTTCTATGATGAATCCTTATGAATTAAGTCAAGTAAAAAAGTTTTGTGATAAAATATTAAACAAATAAAATGGAACATCACTTTAATACGGAAATTGCTTTAAAATATGGAATTGAAGAAGCCATTGTAATAAACAATTTACAATTTTGGATTCTTAAAAATAGGGCTAATAAAAAGCATTTTATAAACGATAGAACTTGGACATATAATTCATATAAAGCTTTTAGTGAAATATTTCCTTATTGGAACGAACACAAGATTAAAAGAATATTAGATTCTTTAGTCGAACAAGGAATTTTATTAAGGGAAAACTTTAACAAAAGTGGTTATGATAGAACTTGTTGGTATGCTTTCAAAGATGAAAATTCATTCTTGCAAAATTACAATATCCATATTGCAGATTTGCAAAATGGATCTAGCGAAAATGCAACACCTATACCATATATTAATACAAATAATAAACAAATTAATATACCATTTAATGAATGGTGGGATTTATACGATAAAAAAGTAGGTGATAAGATTAAGCTTGAGAAAAAATGGAATAACCTTTCAGATAACGAAAGACAAAAGGCTATAGATCATACTACATTGTATAAATTATCACAATATGATAAAAAATATAGAAAAAATCCTGAGACATATTTGAACAATAAATCTTTTAATGATGAAATAATAACGGATTTTAAATTAACTTTTATACCTGATAAACCTACTACGCCAACTAAAATAAAACTTAAGTAATGGAAGTACTCAACTTACCTAAAAACATAGAAGTAGAAGAGAATATACTAGGGGCAATACTGCTAGATAAAAAAGCTATGCCATTCGTAATCAACTCATTATCAGAAGAAATTTTCTATGATTTAAGGCATCAGTTGTTGTTTAGAACGATTAAGCAGATGTATGACAGGAATATACAAATAGACATAACAACTGTATATCAACGACTTATAGATAATAAATTAACTGAAGAGATTAATGCCTTATATCTTAGTAAACTTACGAATAACATCGTATCAACTGCTCACTTAAACACTCATATAGAACTAATTATAGAGCTTTATAAGCGTAGAAAGATGGCTAGCTTGGGCAAGATGCTCGAGGTAACAGCTTTAGATGGTTTTGATTCAAGCGATGATATATTATCAGATTTTAGTAAACAACTAATTGGTTTACAAGAGTTTGGTAATATATACGAGAAGACTATAGACCAAATTATATTACAGATTAATGAGAGTAGAGATGCTGCTAGTAAAGGTCAACTACTAGGCATAAACACTGGTTTTAGTGAATTAAATAACACCTTATGTGGCTGGGTGAAGCCTGACTTTGTGGTGGTGGCTGCTAGGCCTGGAATGGGCAAGACAGCCTTTATGCTTTCTAGTATCTACCACATAGCTGTTGTAGAAGGCATCGCTACGGCCATTTTTAGCCTTGAAATGAGCTCCAATCAGTTAGTTGAGAGGTTAGAGTCAATTTCATCAGAACTGCCCTTAAAACGCCTTAGAATGAATTTACTGAATGAAGGTGAAAGAAGACATCTTTTAAAAACAGACGATAAGATTTTGAGTTCCCCCATCTACATAGAGGATATGGGCGGTATTAGTGTAACCCAGCTTAGATCAAAAGCCACCATTCTAAAACAAAAGTATGGCATAAAGATAATCTTTATAGATTACTTACAGCTTATGAGTGGTAGTGGCAAGTCAAACCAAAACCGAGAGCAAGAGGTATCCTACATCAGTAGGAGCCTAAAAGCACTTGCCAAAGAGTTGGAAGTACCTATTATCGCCTTATCCCAATTGTCTAGAAGGGTAGAAGAAAGGGCAGATAAAATGCCACAATTATCAGATTTAAGAGAATCAGGTTCAATTGAGCAGGATGCCGATGCTGTGATTATGCTTATGCGACCAGGTTATTATGAGCAAACTGAATCAGTAGAAATAGGTGGCAAAGATTATTCGCCACACGATTTAGTAGTTTGTAAGGTAGAAAAGAATAGACACGGAGCTACTAAAAACCTAGCTTTAAGATTTTTGCCTGAAACTATGACCTTTCAAGATTATGTCACGCTCTTATAGAAACCGAAGGAAGTTTGAAATAGAAGCTGCTAAGGCTGCTGATGGCACCTATCAAGCTGTAAGGTTGTTTGCTAAAAGTACTAAGGTTTTAGTGATACATCAAACAGAGGCTTTAAAGAAAGGATATTTTATGCTAGAATATGAAAATGATGGTAAACCTACTGGCATATCGGATACAAGAGTTGAGTTCTTTGCTTTTAATTTAGATTTGAGGGATAGAATAGTGTTTATAAGAGCTGAGTTTTTAAGAGTTAAAGCAAGAAGATATTGGAGGATTGGTGAGATAAAAGAGAAGAATAAAATTAAATATGTAAAAATGCCAACATCTGAATTAATCAGATGGTATTAACAATAACCAAAACAAATAACCTA